ACTGCATCTTCCATAGCTATTATTGACATCACATTAATCTTTGCCATTGAAGCCATAAGACCTATGATTTGGTCATACTGTCCTTGCAATCTGTCAAAAGCAAATTTCTTACCAATAACAAATGCTGGACCACTATCAAGTGGGTTAGGTATGAAGTCAAGAATAGTTCCTGATGTCATATGGAATATATAAGTTCCATCTAAGTTGTAATATTCTGCAATTAAATCTCCATCACCATTGGAGTTAGCCCAAGAACCATTGTATGAATCTGTATAAGCAGAAGCATATGCGTTACCTACACCAAGAATGTTTGTTTGGTAAGCATCATCTTTTTTCATAATCTTATCTTTGCTATTTGGATAAGTATTAGCTAAAGCATCTTTTGGAACTCTACGAATAATTGCCATTTCTTTTGGTTGTTGGTCTGCACCAAAGTAACCAGGAAAACAGTTGTAAGGGTCTCTTAGTTCTGCAATAGGATAAGGAACTCCATTAGCATCTTTCTTTTCTCTAATAACCCAAACAGAGAAACCATAACCAGGTAGCCATCTACCTACTTGTGGCATTTGTAAATCTAATTTTTGTACCTCATCATAAGCATTGACTATACGACCAATCTTTTCTGCTTTCTGTCTTGCTCTTTCAGAATCTTTACCATTAGGTACATCTACTTTGAGGTTTGGAATACGACCTATCTTTTGTGCTAAGTGTTCTAGTCCTGACATCATTAAGTTAGGTACTGGTATTTGGAAATCTTGGAAACCTTGTAGTTGATCTCCTAACAATGCAAGAATACCATCAGGTCCACCATTCATAATTGCACGAACACGACCTCTAGTAGAATATGCACTTTGATTATCAAAATGCAACTGTGTAATAGCGTGTTGTATTTCTTCTGGTGTCATCTTATCCCCAAGGGCTTTCGTTCATATCGCTTATATTCCATTCTCCAAAACTAGGTTTATAATCTAATCCTACCTCAGCTAGTCGTTCTTTTTGTAATCTCCTAATTACTTTCATAGGAAACCAACTAGCCATAACAACATCACTCTTGTTGTTTCTACCAGATTGCTTACTAGCACCTGTAGAAAAATAAATTAGTTGCCTACGATATATATTACTCTTAGTTTCACTTTCTGCACTACCATATGGCAAACTAATTAATTCCTCTTTAAATAATTCTCTCATACTTCCAACGCCAAAGATAGGGTCAAATTTATTTTTTTGTGTCTGATGTCCTTCTAAATAAATACCCATTCTTGCACAGTAATCTTTTAAATCTTTATCTTGTCGTATTGCTCTCTGAAATCCATTCTCCTCAATAACCCAATGTGCAAGTCCATACTTCTCATACCATTTTTTAATTGTCTCTTTGGCTTGAATAATGCCACCACCTTGTTCATTCTCAATATCTACCATATACATTTTTCCTGTATCAGTATTAACTGCCCATAAGAAACAAGCCTGAAAACCTGTAGAAGCAGGGTCAAGTCCTGCAATTAAATGTGTTCCTGCTGGTATGTTTCCTATAGTTCTATTAACATCTCTACACAAATCTACTTCTTCAACATCAAACATTGTTATTCCATCTACGAATGCTTTGTTAAGATATACCATTTCAAAGATAGCTTTACCACCAGTTGTTTCAGCAGCTTGTAAACGAGAGAGTAACCATTTGTAACTACGCTTACTTGCCCATAACATACAATCAGTATGTACATCAATATCTAATTCTGGTAACACACACTCTGTACTATGTGCTTCTTCTACGATTGTTGTAACTTGTGGGTTCTCTAAAAGAAAGTTATATAAATCTTCTGGGTGCTGTCTTGACCCAATAATAACAATAGCTGTATGTTCCTCTTTACGAGATGACAAAGTAGTTGTCCACCATTGTCTAGTTTGTTCTCTAGCAGAAGGTTGTATTGTTGTGCCGTGGTCCTCAATGTCATCTGCAATAATCAAATCACAGTCTCTTGATAATATCTTTCCACCTTTACCTACAGCAACCATTGTTGGAGATTTAATACCAGTTACAGTTCTTGTAGCAATAGTGAACTGTCCAGATGTCCAAGACTTACCACTTCTGTTCTTTGGTTTAAATGTTTGTCCTGGTCCACAGAAATCCTCAATAAGTTTTTCATTATGTTCTAAGTGATCTACTACAGCACCTACAGCATTCTTTGCTATCTCCTCATTACCACCAACCCACATAATTCTTACATTAGGATTTCTACATATCTGCCATACAGCAAAGTGTGTCAGTAAATCTGTCTTGCCGTGTCGTGGTGGAGAAAGTATCATTTGTTCGCCACCTTCATCTATTGCTTGTAAAATACTTTGAATCCATTTTTGATGAAAGTCTGCTGTTTCGTATTTATCGCCTGTTTCTGTTTGGAAGTATCTATCTCTAAAATCTTCAAATTTTTCTAATGCTATTAATGCTTCTTTTGGTGTTTTCCAAGTTTTTTGTTTAGTTAGATTTTCTTTATCTATTAAATATGCTTCGTGCATTTTAGATACTAAAGATTTGGTTACACCTAATAAATCTGCTACATCAACTTTTTTAATTAAATTATTTGCTACTGGTTCTGCATAATCTCTAACATATTCTTCGTAATACTCACCACGCACAGCAGTCATCTGTGATGTAAAATCTTTTTGTTTTTTTTCTTTACTTCGCTTATGTTGTGCTTTACGACTGCATTGAACAGTACAATATCGTTTATTATTATGCTGTGCTCTAAACTTAGTTTCACAGCCAGGATTGGCACAAACTTTTCGTTCAGCCATTATCTTCTCTTTTTTCTACTTTTATTTTTTTTCATACCTTTTTTGTATGAGTAGCCTTTACCTGGCATTATATCTCCTATACTTAGCTTAATGAGTGATTATATAAAAGGAAATAAATATCCTAATTACAAACCCTCTACTTCATATAGTAGTGGAAGGATTTGTATTGATGAGAACTGTGATACTGTTATATCAAAATATAACAAGTATAGATATTGTAATAATCATAAACCTAAAACTTATCCTCGTATAAAAGGGAGACAAGCCCCTACAGGTTTACAAAAACCTGTTGATTAGAAAAATTTTTAATATATTCAATTCCTTTAGGTAAATGCGTTTTATGAAATCTACTGAAACTCATACCATCAATACTATCTATACCTATTGATATAGCGTATTTAATTCTTTTAGCAGTATTTACTCTGCCCATATGTACCCACATATTTTTTTGTTTAGCCTTTTTAGTTATACTTGCTGCTGCTTCTCCTAATTTCCATTCTGTTGAACCACCAATAAATAACGCATCAAATTTATCCCAAGGTATATTTTCTGTAGTTGCACCATCTTGCAACACTAAAGCAACAGGTTGTTTATATTCTTTTATTTTTGGTTGCCATTCTTCAAATAATTCTATTGTTTGTTCAAATTCACCTACTACATCAGGACAACAAACAAATTTTCCATTAGGTCCATCTTTAATATTTTCTAACATATTCATAAATTTGTTTTCTTTAAACTCTGTAAAACAACCATTATCAGCACCCCAAACCATATTGTCAGAAAATGTATCTTGTGCTTTAGAAGCTAGGTCAGGGATAAACAATCTACCTACAAATTGTTTATCCCAACCTATTAGATATTTAGGACTTTGTGCTACGAATATACGCATTAATCACTATTGCCCAAATAAAACCACCAATAACTTTTGCTGCAAATTGACCAGCAGTAATATTCCACAACACACCACCAAAAGCGAGTGTTGGAAAAATAATACTATCTACAGCAGCAGCTAGAGTATTACTGACATTTACTTTGACATTATATGTTTGATTAGATAACGCTTGATATGCAACAGTATCTACTAGACCTGCTGATAAAAAAGCTACAAATGATGCTATTGCTATTGGTCCTGCATCTACATTAAAAGCATAACTTAATGCTGATCCTGCAAATATTAACAATACCATATTTGTTTTTATCTTACCTTGCCATATCTCGTGCAAGTAATCTCTCGTGGTTAAGTCAAGACCAATAAATAAAAACGCATTTAAAATGCTTATTTCTGGTCCATACCGAGCTGTTAATAAATTAGCAGCAACAATAGCTGCTAAATATAATCCAATATATATTTTTGTTTTCATAGCTTATAGCTTAGCTTATTACTATGACATATGTCGTAAAAAAAAATTTTTATATAAATCTTTCTAGTCTTTCTATTATTTTTTCTATATTCTTTAACTTTTTTCTTTTACGCTCACCATACTTAACAATTTTTGTTTTGTTATTTTCTTTTATCAAAACAGCATATTTAGAATTAGGGTCATTTGGTGTATTAATAATCTGATAATAATTTTCAAATTCTAAGCCATTTTTTTTAATTACCATTATTCAAAGAATCCTGATAAATCATTCTGACTACAAGTAGAGCATAAACCATCATACAAATCATTCTCCCATACAGGCTGTAAACATTGTTCACAATCAACTACTGGTATATCTCCCATAAGCACTCCTTTTTCTACATACTTCTCTAATTGTTTTTCCATTATTTTAGTATTTTTATTATTAAGATGTCGCAACGATCTATATTTTTCTATTTGTCTGTTGTAATAATCTTTTTGTTTTTTATAGAAACGAATCTTTAATAATGTTTCAGAAATAATTTCTTGATTTGTTTTCATAACTTTCCTCTCCATACCCTAGTCTAGCTAGGGCATATTGGTTAATCAAACAGGGAAGTTGATACTCTATTGAAAAGAGTAATTTCATTATACCTTAATGGAAATTTAAAAGCAATTTATATACCACAAATACCTTCGCATTCATCATCAAATAAAGATCCTTGATATATTGGATTTTTCTTTTTAAAGTTTACTTGATCCAAAGGTATAAAAGAACTATGTAAATAATTTTTAATTCCTTTTTCTTTTGCTACATCTCGTATTGCATAATCAAACGCAACAGCTTCTTGAAACTCTGTTGGGTAATTTTCTTTTAAGTGTTGCCATTCTTCGTTGCTGTGATAAGGACACACTATACAAGCACTTCGTGGTGGCTTTCGTAAATTTTTACTATCTACATAATGTTTACAGTCGTGTCTGCTCATATTTAATTCAAGTAAAGGGTAATAATTAATTTGCCATTGTTGTTGTGCTTTTTTTGCTCTTTGTATTTCATCTGTACTAATACCCATAACCATTTCAATATTTTTTCCTCTAAGAGATTTAACATTTAATAACTCTCTTATTTTTTTGTGTATTGGTTGTATTTTATAATCGTTAGTACATTGTCTCCTACCTAATGATTTTTTACCTTCTTCATTAATACCAAAAACAGGCATTGTTAAAAAACCTTTATTTGTTCCATATTCTTTTTCTGCTAAAGCATCCTCTACAATGTTTGATTTAGATACAATATATAAAGGCAATACACCTTTCATAAATGTTTTTAAATAATCTAAGTATGTATAAACTTCTCTAGGTTCATTTCCTGTATCTGCAAAGATAGCTACATCTGCCATTGGTATTACACCATCTAACATTTTAAATAATACTGTTGAACTTTGCACTCCTGCACCAAGAGATAAAACTCTTAGATCAGGTTTTTCATAATTAATTTCTTTCTGTGATAATTTCATATTATTACTATAACACTTTGAAAACAAAAAGACCTAGATTGCTCTAGGTCCTCTTGCCGTACAGTATGTCCATTTACTGTTCTATGAAAGAAAATGAATCAACTTAAATCAACACACAAATTGTCTTATGATTTTCAGCTTTTTCTTTTCTAATTGTGTACCCCTACACAAATCTAAGAACTTTTCTTAGATGATTTGTATATTAACAAAGATGTGATACTATGACAACAACAAACAAGATAATTCTCCAGCTTTAAGAAAGAATTATTGGATCA